ACTTTCTGTCTCTAAAGTACACATCACTATTGTTGTGCCACTCGTAGTACATAGTTTTAAAGTACTGTAACCCATAAGCCATTGAAGCCTTCTCCTCATTTGTTGATAAGGGAGATGGGTAACCGTTTAACTCTTGTTTCTTGTTAAGCATATCTATCTTATTTTTTTACTAAACATCCCCTTGTTAGAGTACCTCTTAACTAATGGAGATGAAACTTTTAATTCCTTCTTTGGTTTAATATATTTCTGTGAAGCTAGTAAAGCTAATGATGAAGAAATACTAGCATCGTATTTTGTTCTATTATCTATCTCGAACCTGCTCCAGTCATCAAGTAAAGTATTAAAGTAACACCTTCCCATCTCACCTGTATCAGGAACTATACCCACGTGATCATATATATAAGTTGCTATAGCTTCTGCCTGAGCATTTATTACAGCAGCTCCAGAACCAGGTATACCCTTTGTCTTTTGCTTTCCTTTACTCCACTCTGTGTGAGTCATCTCTGGTCTATCCATAAGGTACTCGTAGTAACCTCTATTTTCAAAGTACTTTAATATACCTACCTTGTTATTCTCAACAAGTATTTGACAACCATAGAATACACACATCTTAATCATGTCTTCGTAAAATATTTCTGCTTTAGGTGGTCTATTAATATACTCACATACAAACTGCATAGACGCATCACTTGACATACTGAACTTGTGAAATACATGAGCAGCAGCGTCAGATCTCCTACCATCTGTGGTTGTGTCGTGGTCATAAGGGTCACAACCTGCGACCAAGTTATCTGACCTTCCTGGAAACTTTTTATTGAATCTTTTCCCAACAACATTTTGATCTTGAGGGTCAGGAACCCAACTAATCTCCCACTTACCTTTTCTATGAGGAACCCAAATGACTTCACTGTCTTGAGTACCATGCTTCCATATAAACTCACCTTTTGTGGTTTTTACATCATTTACTTCGTTGTAATCCATCTGTTGATAGATTTTCTCAACGTCAAATATACAACTTTGAGTATCATTCCTAAAAGCTTCCTCTATAGTAAAAGGAAATTGTCTTTTAAATTCTGATAATGATGTGCTATCTCCATTTAAAGCATCCCTTCTGTTTTGTATGTAATCCCTTGCACCTACGTCTATTAACATATCATCCACACCCATTACAGGCTTCTCAGGAGTATCTATTATAGAGTTCCCATACTTGTCTATAAATCCCTCTAGGTTATCGTAAGCAGGTATAAATAACTTGTATAGTCCACTCTTAGTTCTACCATTTAGATCTTTTTCGCTCATATTAGAGTCGTAGAATATATCTTTATACTCTGAACCACCATCCTGCAACTTGTTAGCAGTAGACCCCATCATACACTTACCTACAATCTTTCTACCTAGTAGCAGACAAGTTTGTGTTACACTCCAGTTCTTTTTTATAGAGTTCTGACCAACCCACTTAGCAGCTTCATCATGAACTAGAAGTTTTAACTTCTCACCATCGTAACTATTATCACCAGTATTCTTCCAGTCTATACTAGAGTTCAAAGCTTCAGAGTCCTCTATGTGTTTCTGATTCTTAGTTATCTTCTTAGCAGGCTCTCTAAAAGCCAACTCTACACGAGGGTTACTAGAACCATCCTGTATTGGTTGAAAAAAGAATGGGTAGTTACGATATATACGAACCACCTTATCAGTAAACATAGTCTTAGCATCTGCACCAGTCTTTGATAATATACCAAACCTACTCTCGTAAGTCATGGTAGATAAGTTGACTGTTTCACTACTAGCCATATAAGAAAAACCACTACGTCTGTTTTTAAGAAAACACATTCCGTAAGAGTTCTTATCTAATTTACACGCTTCCCAAAAAATAAAGAACGTTCTGTTAGCAGCCCTGTAATCAGGATAACCAACGTCTATCTTGCTCCACTGAATAAACATATAGTGTGATCCAGTGATGTACGTAGGAACTCCGTTGTTATAAAACCATAACCCCTCCATTCTACGTCTAAACTCTTCCTCTATGTAATCTACAAAGTCAGAAGCGTTCTCCCTTGTTAAAGCCTTTGGTGGTTGAAGTCTAGTCCACCTCTGCTTTGCTTTGGGTAGGTCGTGGTAAAGTATATCTTTATTATACCTAGGTCTTTTAGGTAAGACAATCTTTAAATTGTCAAACTCCATTACCTCACCATGACTATCTTCAATTAAATATATCGTATTATTTTCTTGCATACTTTTCTGCAAAAGAACCTTTAAAGTCTTTCTTGTCTTCTATCAAAGAAGAGCCATCTTTAATTCTATCCTCTAGGTTTTTAATCCCCAAAAGAATCTCTTGACAGTCCTCAAAGCATTCTCTTTTTGCTTTTATTGCTTGTCTTCTCTTTGCGTCATCTTCCTCTATTAGAGGTTTACTTATCTCTTCTATAAGAAGGTCTATAGCACCTTTACTAGCCTCTATAAGCCTTTCTAAGGTGGTTAAAGCATAATTCTTATCATTACTCTCCATAGACAGCTAAAACATCAAAATTACGCATTCTAAGAAGCTTTTGACCATCTATATCCATATCGTACTCAGAGTTCTCACTCCAGGTTACTCTATCACCTTCTTTCACTCCCTGGTCTTTCATCCAATCATTTATAAAGACTGCCTTACCATGAAGCTCTACCTCAGAGGCTGAAGTCTCTAAAAATATTCCAGACTCAGATTGCTCTGGCTCTTTCATCTCTTGCTCCATAAAGTTCCATACACCTACAGGTATATAATCGTCACCTCTTTTTATAAGGTATATCTGCTCTGCAAAAGCTTGATATATATTCTCATTATCTATGTGCTTTACCTCATTTACAGGCGTAGCTATAAAATGGTGAAACCAAACCTTATCTCCTTCTTGTATGCCTACATCTTTAGTGTCCTTAATTGGAGTCTTATAAACTGTACCATACTGTCTTGCTAATCTCATAGGATCGTAAGATGTATCTCTGTACATCTCTTGACCGTTTATAGTTATAGTATCTTCTGTTTCTTTTTCTACTTCTATCCAGTAGAGATCTTTAATTGGCTTCATTTTCTTTTATTTTAATTTACTTTACTTCGTAGTCATCTAGGACATCTGTGTTGTACTCTATAGCTGTTGGCTGAGAGAAAAACCTTTTCCAAGGTTTAGAGAACTCCTCTCCTTCTTTCTTTATATACACGTCATACACTACTTGTTGATGCTTGTACCAAGCTGCTTCGTCTTGTATGATTGCTGTTATCTTTAGAGAACCTCCTAACATCTTTTGACCTACCTGGTAAGTCAACCCTTGCTTTAAGTCCCCTATTGTAATTTTTCTAATAATAGGGTTTATTGTTTCCATTTTAATTTAATTTAATTATTGTATTGTTCTTGAAACTTTAACAAAATTTATATTCAAAAATGCATTTGATGTAGCTAAAGTTTGAATACCTATAACTGGAACTATACCTGCATTAGAAGTCATAACTAAAGACTTAGCTTTGTTATTAGACTGAGTAACACCACCTGCTGTTGTAGTTGTAGGGGTAGATGTTAAACCATACTGAACTCCATTAACAAAAACACTAATTCTTCTACTTTCATCAAAAGTAAATTTTAACCTGTAAACAGTACTTGCTTGAACAACTATACCTAAATCAGTTACATAGTCAACACCACTAATACTATAAATAAAATGAAGATTTCCATTGTTAGTTAAAGTACCTAGTGAATCACTAGTAGCATACAAAAAGTACGCTTTATCATCTTCATTTTCATAAATAGAAAGAGCATCGTTATCAGCAGTGCTACTATCCCTCATACCACATAATATAGCTGAATCAGCTATACTTGAAAAGGTTGTTATTGACGCTTCAAAATGAGTTTGATATTGAGAGTAAAAACTTACATTTCTCCAAGCTGATATATTATTGGTGTCAGATCCAGTACCTAAGTTACTTATTTTTGGGTATAATATAGCTTGATCGTTATTAGATCCACCAGTTGTAATTCTTATACCTGGTTCTGTACCAGGATATAATGTTAACAGATCATTAGAATTTACACCAGTTGTAGCCCAGCTATCGTTTGAATCAATATGTGGATCAACAACAACCTGTATAGTAAATGTCATGCTGTCAATATCAACAGCATTAGTACCAATCCTAATTTTGCAAGATCCATCTTCTACATCGTGAACCATAACATTTACCATAGCATTATCAGCTATATCAACACTTGTATCAACAAGAACTGCTGAGACATGAGACTTGGGATATATTAAGTCATTAGTAAGAGTAATCTGATGAGTGTCACTAGCACCCAAATTAATAGCTTGAGTTACAATTCTAACATTTTTAGTATGACTAGTTATTGCTGTGTTAATACTAGTCTGCTCAGTATCGTTAATATCCTTGTAAGGTAACTTATGAAAAAACTCCTCTAGTATATACCTTTCTGAGGATTGAGATAAATTACCAGATATTGTTAAATCTCCATTATTGCTAATTCTAAATCTTTCAGAACCACCTGTTGCTATCCCCAAGTAATCTCCATCGTGATCATAGTATATCTGACCTGACTTATTACTATTTGCATCACCAAAGAATATGTTACCAGATGAAGAAGTTCCAGATAGTATTGTTAATCCTGAGTCCGTAGAGTTCTCTAGGGTAAGTTGGTTAGCTGAAACATCTGAAGATACAGATCCTGCACTAACACCCATAACATGTAACAAACCATCAGGATTTAAATCTGATGTACCAATACCAACTTTAGTAAACTCAACCTTGTCAGTTGCTAACCTCATAGATGTTGGAGTCCCAGATCCAGTCTCCACTTTTTTTAATGTTGTATTATTTACCTCAGAAGATGTCTGTAACAAATTCTGATAAGTAGACGATATTGATTTGCCTTTAAGTGTAGCCATTTTACTTTTTCTTTATTTTCTCTATAGACCTACCTGCAAAGTAAGCCCCATATACTGTTATTAATAATGTTTGATATATTGGAATATAAGACTCATTTATTTTAAACTCCCCTATATTCCCATCAAATACTGACAAAACTACAAAAATTGCAGTTAAAAATATACATATTAAAGGTCTAATATTTTTACTAAGCCAGTTATCAGACTTCATATCAGCCTCCCAACGCCTAGTAACTTGCTCCTGAGCTTGTGACTCAGCCTGCATAAGAACCTCTTGTATTTTTCTTTGAGCCTCTAGTTTTTCTTCTTTAGACGTAGTTAGATTGTCAAGCACATCACCGACTTGCTTAACTACCCCTCCACCTAAAAAGTTTAACAACTTACTCATACGTCTGCATATCTATACCTAGTATCTCCATCCTCATCTTTGTAAGCTTCGAGTATTTGTCTTCTATTACCTTCAGCCTTTAAAGATATGTGTATCCAAGCAAAGTCAAACTCATTTATCATCTGGTCAAACTCCAAGCCTGATTTAAGTATCCAATCGTAGATAACTTTGTTATTCATCTTCCCCATCTCCCAAAACTGGAGGTCCAGTGCCTCACCTTTGCAGTGCTGCGAAGAACGACTGCCACCAATAGCACGATTAAGCGATGGGTTGCGATAGCCACTACTGATCCTGATAGGACCAACAGCGTCACGAAGAGGCTGTAAAAGATCATCCACAAGATGCTGCATATTTTGTAAGTGTTTTTCAGTCGGCTCATTCTCTATCCCCAGTCTTTTAGCTGTGTTGCTGTGTGTTATTTCAGACAACGCAAAGTTTTTACTTAATTTCATTACTCAGTTTTTGCTTGTTTAATTTCTAAATCTTTAACTACTTTACGTAGATAATCCACCTCTTTTTGTAAGTAGTGTATTTTTAAATCCTGCTTAGCATCATCAGGTAAAGCACCCATCTCACCTCTAGGCCACTTAACTCTAAACTCGTGGTTAAGCTCTACATTATCTTGCATACGCACTATATCTAACTGTAATTGGTCAATCTCTGCATTAAGGGTAAACCATATACCTGCAAGAGAAACTATACCAGCTACAATACCAATTAGACTTTTTATATCTAACTGTACTTTAGAGCTTTCGTTTATATCAATAGCTTCTTCCATTGAAGAATATCTTTTTACGAGTTACACCATCGCTAGCTATATACATACCTTTAGTCGGTGTTACTACTCTACCTAGTATATCGTAATATGTAGTAGGAGTGAAGGGTTTGTTGTTTAGTTCTTGCACAGACAACTCAAAAGCCTGAAGGTTTTGCTCAAAATATGTAGAGTCTGTACAACCACAGTCATGAACTACAGCATTAGCTGAAGGGTATGTATAATTTAAAGTAATAGCACTATCTAAGTCAGGGTAATCTATTATATGCATAACAGCACCACCCCAAGCATCACCATTAAAGTCACGCATTATTACTCTATATTTATTTGGTAAGTAAACAATTTGATCTACCGTAGTAGTACCATTAAATATTACTGTATCTAAATCACAGTTACCTACAGACCAAAACATACCATCCATCATGTCTGATTCTGTTACTACAATCTTTTTATAGTTGTCAAAGTTTTGTGCCTCAACTCTAGATGATAGAAAAATAAAACCTACTATATATAGAAATATCATAGCAACCCAAAAAAAAGTTATAGCTAAAGTTGATTTATGTAATTTGTTCATTATTGGAATTTACTAAAGGTTATGTTATCTATTGATTTTTGTACTTTCTTTTTAGTTGCAACAAGCTGCATCATTATGTTAGGATTAAATCTCTCTTGCTCTACACCATTATCAAATATTATAACTGTAGGTATCGCTGTTACTTTATATTTCTTTTGAATGTCAGCTCCTTTAACAATACATAGTCTGTATGACTCACAATCTTTTAACGAGGGTAAAAATTCAACTTGATTACCTGCGTTCCACTCAGCCCAGAACTCAATTACCACTGTTCCTTTTGCAGTCTTAGATTCAAATGTACTAGAGCTAACAAATTCTTGTGCTAAAATATTTAAAGGTAATAATATAAAGATTAACAGCTTATTCATACAATTTTTGTTTTATTGCTTTCAAATCGTCTTTAATCTCTTTTACATCCTCCTGTGTAGACATAATAGTTTGACGAATTAATTGGTCTTTCATATCAAACTCCATACGAGTTATTTCAGGGTCTAATGGCTCAGGCAACAACTTAGCCTCTGCAATATCTGCCTGCAATGTAAACCACATACCAACTAGTGTAGCAATTAAAAATGCAATACCTCCTAATGTTTTTAAACTAATCTGTACTGATGTATCCTCACTAAGCTCTTTTGCCATAGCTTAAAATATTAAATAATTTATCCCTGTTTTTAACTCGTATGAAGGCATACCCCAAAACTTTAAGTGCCTGCCTTCTACAAAGATACTAAAATGTCTGTTAAAAGAAACTCCAAAAATCAAACCTGTATCCCACTCTTCTTGTGCGTTGTTTCTTCGGTAAGAAAAGTCCGTCAACCCTTTGTGAATGGGGTATACAGAGCCCCATGCGTGTAACCAATAGTTCTCTCTGTACAAATAATAGTCTAATCCTAGTACAGCAGACACCTCTTGTTGTAGTCCTAAACCGTCAAGTATTCTCTTATTGTAGTTATTTACTAACTCTCCAAAATGATACTTATAAAACTCGTTATCACTAGAAGCTAACCACTCTATTTCTTCAGCTTCCTCATCAAATCTCAACCAAACACCATCGTTAAACCTAAAGTATTTTTGACTCGTAGCAAACTCTTCCCACTCCATATCTACATCTTCTATAGGACTAAATCCATATACAGGGTGAGAACGATGGGCTACGCCAAAAGTAAAGTCCAAACCACCAAAACTTTTACGCAGCCTAACCTCGCCCAAAGAGTACTTTAAATCTATTAATTCATTATTGACATAGTTAGCTTTAGCTGTGAACATGTTAGATATGTATCTAACATTGTATTCTTGTTGAGCTATCTCTAATCCGTTATTTCTAACAAAAGAATACTGAAATAAATACTCAAGTCCAGGTGCGTTAGATATAGTAGCATAGTCAGTTGCCTGATGCTCATTACCTGTATAAAAGTTGTTTTGTTTGATTTGATAGTCGAATCTTGCTATCTTTCGAATACCTAGTGTAAGAATAACATTAGGTGCGTATTGTGGTGTAAGTTCTACTAACTCTCCATCTACAAAGTTAGGAACAAAATCGTAAGGATTATCAGGTTCTGTACCTTGAA